CGGTTGAAGACTGAGACACCAAAATTTTGTAAACCATCACCCACCAATGCACCGATTTGTGCACCAATGGATTGAGGTTTCTTCCTTTGCTTTTGCTTTTTCGCTTTAGGCTTAGGGGGTTGACGTGGCTTGGCTGTTTTGCGTTTGGCATTGCGTGAGCGTTTTGGCATTATTGGATGCCTGGCCAGTCAGGGACTGTACATTATAATGTTCCAATTTAATGGATGGCGCCGTGCAGTCTCTTGGCATTTTGTTTAGCACGAAGTTTTGGGCCTTTTAAACATTATAACCCAATTTGTAACCTAAATGTCTTGGAATTTTGGGAAGTTCAAAATCTTTGGTCGTAAAACCAGTAAGATTCTTTCCTCTCCAATTGATTACCAAATTATCATAGTAATCTTCTAGATATCTTTGCACATCTGGTTCCATCCCCCAAGTGAGGTAAAATAAAACTCGAGTACAGTCAGTTACGGGCTGTGATTTGCGATGCATTCCTTTAATGACCATATAAAGGCCGGTCCTCATTTGCATTGGATCGGCCTGTTGTTTCTGTAATTTGGTGGCGTTGGCTTCTTTGGCCAATCTATTGCCATTACGAATTAAACAGTTATAATATGATTGCTGGACTGGTACCCCACCTGCTATTGATATGCCACACTCGCCTACGGACTTAATCCAGACGATTGCATTTTCAATAGTTTCAAACGGTTTTGGGCACATTGCATCCTTGGTTACTTGCGTGTATGGATTCCTGGTCATTAACCATTCATTCTCGACGCAAACAGGTCTCATTTGGCAGAAGTCAATCCTGTTAAATTCAGTGATTGGCTCTTCCACCTTCATGACAAACCCACATTTGGCAAACCATTCTGAAATGATTTCCTTGGTGACCAAGTGTTGATCGTACTTTTCCACAATCAAAAGGCAGTCGTCTCCGTTATCAATGACGGAAAACTTCTTAATGCCCTTTGACTTGCAAAAACAATATATCAAAGCACACATGATTAAGCAATTGCCAAGTGATGTGTTAATATCACCTGACATTCTACATCCTGAAACTACATACTTAAACGATCCATCACTTGTTCGTGCGAATCCCTTGTT